ATCTGGGAGGCTTTGAAAGAATTCTATTGTTCCACTATTATTAGTCTTCATTAAGGATTTCTTTCAACCACTCAGGTTGTTTTTTGATTTTACCTTTACGTTTAAGTTCCTCTAACCAAATTTTCAGAACTGCTAATCTTTGTACATTACTTGTTTTACTCATTACTTTTTGCTTTATTTAAAACTTCGTTATTTTCTTTTATACGTTTATTGAATTTTTTACCATGCGCTCTACTTTTTTTATATCGCTTAGATAAAGTATGAGGTACATATTTTTTATTTATAGTACTCATAATTTATCCTTGTCCTACATTTACTTTAACATAGTTTTTAGAGCCTTTATTTTTAGACATTTTAGTCTTTGCATGGATACCTTTTCTAGATTTTTTAGGTTTTTCTTTGTAAAGCGATGAAGCGCTTATTGATGTTTTTTTAGATTTTGCTGCTGCCATGCTGATAAATACATGGCTTTGTTTTTAAAGTCTTTCCCATTTATTCTTATAGTCCTTATTAGTAGTAGCATAAACAGCATAGTCATTTCTAATTGGTTGACCACTATTATAAGCACCACAAGCCAATGTCCAGTCATGGTGGATTGAGTACCAGTTACGAAGCATTTTCATACTAACCATAACATTTAAATCAATATTAGTTTTTAATTCTTTTTCACTAATACGACGCCTAACATAAGGTCTAGCCCAACGTGTAATAATCTGCATTGGCCCTACTGCTCCAGCATATGATTTTTGATATGGATTGTAATTAAAATGAAATGGGCCTTGATAACGTGTTTCTAAATAAGCAACATTATAAGCAATATGTTTAGGAATATTAAAACTATCACTCCAGTGTTCAATTGACTCATACATCTGGAGTGAAATAGTTCCATTAGCTAAATCTAAACGTTCTTCAAAATAATCTAGACGTCGGTTAACATTATAATACATTAACCCAATAATACCTAGAATAATAATCAAATACCAACTTTTTAATTTAGCAAACATAGTTAGTTTTATTTAGTTAATACAGGAGCCGCGATCTTAGAAGCATACATCTTGAAGATGATTCGGCCTACTGAGTCACTATAAATACTGTAACTTCCTGTTTTACGATCCATCATAATCAATTTGTCTTCTGAGTCAATAGCAATTCTAACTTCTTTATTTAGAATGGTTTCATTAACTGATTTAGGTTTCATTTTCAACTCATTAAAATAGTAACCTAGACCAAAACCAGCAATCAAAGTTGATGCTACAATAGTAATGTTCATAAAGCGAGCAAATGCTGCTTTGAATTTTTCTTTGAACTCTTCTGTGATTAAATTTTTCATAACATTTATTTTTACTGTAAATATAATATTAGCTTATTATTAAGCCAAATTTAAGTTAACTTTTTTTAGGCCTACCTCGTTTGACAACAGGTGGATTTTTTAATTTACTAACAGCATTAACAATACGTTGACAATCTTCATATTGTTCTTCTCTAATATAGTAAGGTAAATTTTCTTCTAATGTCTCAATAAAGTGTTTTCGCTCAACAGTAATGTCATAAATTTCTCCCTCCTCTAAACAGTTTATAGATAAAACATGAACATGCTTCTTTTTTGAGTCCATATTATTTAATATACCATCTACAATAGCTTTAGCTATTCTAAAATCTTTATTATCAACAAGTTCTTGGAACTCGTCTGAATTGTTAACTGTTATCTCTTTCATCATAATCAAAATAAGTTAAAGAAATCTGTTTTTATATTCTTCTCTTTTAATTTACTAAATTTTTCTTGTTCCTCCAAGCTTTTAGTAGCTAATTTTTCTAAATGTTTTTGTTTTTGGGCATCAAAATCATTAACAAGGGAATCATGTTTTTTATGTTTGCCTTTTTTTAGTAATGGTACTCGTTTCTTTTTCATAGGCGGGAGATAAATTCACTACCATCATCTAAAGGTTTAGGGTCATATAGTCCTAATTCTCTAAGGCGTTGTTGAGTATAATCATCTACTTCCCAATCAACCTTAGATTCATTTTTAACTAAATGATCTTCTAGACCCTCCAGTTGTTTGTCGCTAAATATGTCTCCAATTTGGAGGAAATAACAGTTATAACAAAGCATTTCTAGGTTATCAAGACGATAATGTTGTTTGTTACCATCTTTAAAATTTAAAATTAAAGGCATTTTATAATCTAGTAAACGATGCTCATGAAAACCACATGAGTAACATTCTTCCTTCATATAACCCTCTTGTAATAATCTATATTTAATTTTATTAGGGTTGAATGAGGATGGATCTAATCTACCTTCAATAATGTCTAATAAAGCAAAATCACGTCTTGGTTTACCATTACTTAAAAATTTAGGAATACCTTTACCCGATTGGTTTTTATGTTGTTCAAATAAATTAGCATAACCAGGTTGTGTTGCCTCATATCTCCTAGCCCACATTTTGTAATGTATGTAAGAACAATTCAAATAGCGAGCTGCTGCTTTATTTGATTTGGTTTTAGCCATAGCAGCTAAAATCATTTCCTTACCAAGTGGTCTTGCTTTTGGCATTACTCTTCGTTTGGTTTTACTTCTCTAAATCCTGGAGGGATTTCTGTTTGAGTTTCATCAATAGGTTCAAATAATTTATTTCCAGTTTTACGAAGTTTATTTTCAGCTTCAACATAGGCTTTATAATCTTCATGTTCCAAATGAATAGTTTCAATCCAAGTATGATCACCTTCACCTTTCATTATTGTGACAACACCTTTTTTCTGAACACCTGAACAGCTAACACAGGTTTTAGCTGTTGGTAGGGCTTTTAATCTTCCTTCTGGAATTATGTCTCCACATTTAATACAATTCATAACTTATTTATTTTTTTCTATATTATCTACTCGTTTTAAAAATTCCCAAAGTTGTTCTGTTGTCTCAACAATTACATTTTCTTCAGTTTCATTATCATGGTCATTTAATTTAATGGCTACCACATTGCCTTCCTCATCATAACGGTTATATACCCACCATAATACAATGTCTGTTTTCCATTCACCGTATTTAATGAATAATAAATTTTCAATCATTATATAAAATGGTTCTTCATATGAGGTAATATTTAAGGCGTGTTCTTCTAAGGTTGAACTGCGCTCAAAACATTCATCTAATAAAGAAATAATGTCAATGAAAATTTCTTTTTCACTTAACTCTTTTTTCTTTTTTGATTTAATATTTACGTTTTTACCAAAGTTTTTCATAATATAGTTGTTACACCAAATATTTTTAAAAATTCTTTTAATGGAAGTTGTTTACGCTCAGCAAACAATTTAGCAGCTTGTAATCTAGATGTTGTAACTACACGACCAATTGTTTCTTTATTTTTATCGTTTCTGTTATAAAATTTAAATATCATAATCTAATATACTTATGTTGTTGTTCTTCTAAACTATTAATAGTTACTTTTAAATTTCCAATTTGGAATGTTCCTGTTTCGTTTGTTTCTTTTACAATATCATTTAATTGTTGGATATAATTATAATCCTGTGGTGTAAAATTATTACCATCAATTTTAACAATAATATCTCCTCCACCATTAAACCACAAACTAAGAACTTCTTTTAAATCATCTTTACAATTTTTTACAATACATTTTTTATTATAAACTACATTATATTCTGATTTTCTGAATCCCCATTTTTTAATAAATTTCTTATTTGACTCTATTTCAATATCTTGATACTTGCCTACTCTAGATGTTTTACTAACAAAATGATAAACATGAGCTGAACTTACTTTATGTTCAAACCCAGCTAGTTTATATCTTAAATGTAAATCATCATCCTCACAAAACATTTTAAAGGTATATCCATCAATCCCTATATAATCTTCTTTCATACAACCAAAGAATAGTTGTGAACCACCATCCACTAAATTTTCTTCTATATTAAAGTCTAAAAACTTTTGTTCATCAAATGTTTCTAAATCACTACCACAATCTAACAGTATCTTACCGGGGTAGGTGTCTTTATATATGGGCGGTTCAACTCGTGTATATGTTGTTATTCTACCTTTAACAATATGTTTATCCATGGTTTCAATAAAACCAGGTTTAATAAACATATCATTATGAAGTAAAATAATTTTATCACCTGTTGCTTTAGCTACAGCATTATTATAATTTACACCTAAAGTAACATTATCATTCTCCTCAACAATAACTTCTACATTAGGATAAATTTCCTTAATATTTTTTAGAATACTATCAGTATAGTTTCTATTTTTTGTTGTTGTAGGAATAATTAGTGATATCATTTCTTTACAAATTTAACATAAATATTTTCAGGAATTAAATTTTTTTCTTTAAGTTTTTCTACCCCTATATTTATGTAATCAGCCATTTTAGCTTCAAATGTTGTTCTTTGATTATGTTTATTATCTTTTAAAACTAATTTACTCCTATAATATTGAGTAAAACCATCTAAATTATTTTCTAGTAGTGGTCCTGAAGAATACATCCATACTGTTTCGCCTCTTAATAAGTACTGTTGGTAATCAACTCCTTGATTTTTAACCATATCAGATATTAAAATAGCATAATAATCCCAGGGACCATATCCTTTCCAATCATCATGGATAGGGCATAACTCCTCATAGAATGCTTTATTATATAAGTCTAACCATCCAGCAAATTTACTTTTAGGCATAGAATGTATATCTATTTCTTGACCTGCATTTTTATTATCATACCTGATATCAAAGACATCTGCTTTTAAATAATCAGTGTAAGGAACATCCATGTATTTAGGATTAACTATTTTATCCCAATCCGCGTCCCCTACTTTATATGTCTGGGGAGTGATTACAAAGTATTTGTTTTTGATTTGTTTAGCAGCTTCAATCATATAAGTTAAAGCATATTCACTAAAATAAATATCAGGACATAAATGAACATAGTAATCAGTTTCTTTACTTATACTACTATTTTGCAATTCAAAAAATCCATATAATTCCTCTCCACAATATATTGTAGAATTATGATTATAATCTTTTAATAAAACAGATATGGTGTTATATTTTTCAATAAAATAACTTTTAGGTAATTTACTTTTATCCCAATCAATAAGATATGATGATAAATTTAAAGCAGTGTTAATAGTTATATTTGCATCTTTAGGTAAATAATATTTAGATTTTTTTAATTGGGTAAAAGATAGCAAAGCATAATCTATTTCCCAAGGCATTATATGGTAAATAATACTAATATTCATTTTTTAATTTATTATAAACATTTCTTATACCTTGTTCTAATCCAATATATTTTAAACCTAAATCAATAAAATCTCCTATATAATTTGAACTAAAATCATTATTTTTAAAATTAATATCTACCTTATATGAGTCTAAACCATTGATTATATTAATTATATCTAACATATATAGTAAATGATTGTAACAACAATTTATTTCTTTAGGTAAATTATCATTAAATATATAATGTTTAACTAATATAGCCAAGTCTTCCATATAAAAGAAATCCATTCTTTTATTATTGTTAAGTTCTAAAGATTTTTTCTCAATATATTTTTTAATATTAGTTTTAATAAATCTAGTGTCTAATTCATTTTCATCAAACACAGCAAATATCCTTAAATTATAAAAGTTATCTTGTCCTAAAATTGATTCTCTTATAACATGTTTACTTAAACCATAAGGAGTGTTTTTAGAATATAATTCAGCCCCTGAGCCAAAATGGATTAATTTGTTAAAATATGGTTTATGTTGGAGTAAATTATAGTACATAGCTAAATTAACATCCATGTCATAAGATGAGTCTTGTTTTAGTCTACTACCTCCTACCACAGCACAATGGATAACTACATCAAAATACTTACCTTGGAAAAAATCATTCATTGCTTGAAAGGCAGTTAAATCAAAATCATCTCTAGTTAAACCAACTACCTCATGCTCATCTTTTAAAACATTATATAAGGATTTACCTATATAACCATTAGTTCCTGTAATTAGAATTCTCATTTAGATAAATTTAAATATGAAGGTTTTTTATTATAGATAAACTGATGTATTAATTCATTACTAATAATCTCAGGTTTAAATAATTGTATATCTAAAACAGAAAGAACATCAATATCTTCTTCAGCCCAATGAGAGAAACCTAAATAACCATATTGTTTATCTCTTCCTCCACCAATAATTTTAACAGGTATTTGTTCATGGCTTAAATAGTTTCTGATTAGTTCAAAGGGTCTATAAATAGCAAATGGCGTAATTGAATAAACAATTGGAATTTTCCCTTCCATAGCCATTCCTACTGCTGTTCCCATCATTAATTGTTCCGCTGATAATGTATTATAAAACCTATCAGGATAATCAATTTTAATTCTGTCCCATAGACCATAACCTAAATCCCCAGTTAATAAAACTATGTTCTCATCTAAGGACATTAGATTATGTAGTTGTTCTGCAAATTCTTTTCTCATATTGATTTATATTCCTCTTCTGACATTATATGGTAGTGAGCATTTATACCTTTTAAAAAAGGATATTGATTTACTGATGTATATCTTAAATTAATATTAGGTAAAAATGCTAATAAACGATCACTTAAGTATTTTGAATCAATTTTATCATAAGCAGCATAACCATTAATATTAACATAAACTTCTATATTTTTTATATTTTGGTCATGAATAAATCTTAAAGCTTCCCAAACTGAACCCTCAGCTGATTCACCATCACTTATTAAAACATATACTTTTCTTTTTGGGTTAGCTAAAGCTCTACCAACAGCAACAGTTATACCTAAACCTAAACTACCTGTTGAACAATACAATCCATCTTCTTCATTTCGATGAGGATGACCACCATGTTTTTTAAATAATACCTCAGCATTTTTGCCTTCATAAGCTTCCAAAACAACATATAAAGCTAAAGCAGCATGACCTGAGGATAAAATGAATATATCTTCTGGGTTTTTCTTTTTATAGATTTCCTCTATAATTTCTAAACTAGAAAGATAGGAGCCTAAATGACTTAATTTATTTTTATAGGCTATTTCTAATATACGTTTTTTAAGTTTCATATTAAACAGTAATAATTGATGTGTTGTTTTGTAAACCAATTACATCTCCTTTAAAATTATATTTTGTTTTTAAATTATTTATAATCTCATCTTGATAAGAAGCAGCAAATATAATAATTAAATCTAAAGTTTCTATATCTTCAATTTTAGGTTTAGAAACAGGAATGATTGTATTTGGTAAATATCTTCCTTGTTTATGAGGGTCATCATCAAAAATAAATTTTAAAGGTATATTTTCATCTAAAGCAGTCAATATAGAAAATCCTTTAGCTCCAGCTCCAAATGCTCCAATTTTATTATATTTTTTAGAATTTTCTTTAATAAAAGTAAGATCATTATCTCGTTTTTGTTTTATATTTCGAGCATTAACATCTTTTTTCATATAGCATTCTAAATAATCACCCCCAAATGTTTCTTCTACTTTAACTACTATAAAACCACATTCTTCAACTAGTTTAGATAGACTGGTAGGTGTAAAGTAATTAACATGGTCTGTAAAAATATCATAGTAACGTTGATTATAAATGGTTTTAGATCCATTTGGTATCTCAATGAACCCTGTTCCTTTATCATTTATCATCTCATATATTTTACGTAATGTTTCTTTAGGATTAGGTAAATGTTCAAATACTTGTTTAGCACAAAATGAATCAAATGTTTCTGTTACCTTAAAATCTTTAGTAATGTAAGATGAAAGACATTCAAATCCTCTATCAACAGTTAATTTATTATAAACTTTAGAAGGTTCATTACCTACAACTCGGTTATAGAATTTTTTAGCATGTTCTAGAAAACCACCATCCCCACATCCTATTTCAATAAAAGAAGTCACATTAGGATTAATTGAAACTAATTGATTAATTTGTCGCTCTCTAAAAGGATAAATAGATTCAGCATTTGGTAACATTATATAATCATCATAATAATCTTCAGCATTATCATACTCTATTTGATAATGGTTACAATTAGGACATTGATACATTTCAATTTCCTGCCCGTGATAATTAAAAGGTTCTTTTCTTAAGACAGATACTTGTCTTGCTACTTTATCAAATGTTTTATACTTAACAAGAGATGAACTACATATTCTACATTCTACCATATAAATTTGTTTTTATAATATTTTATTATTTCAGGTAATTCTTTATCAAAGTCGGCTAGTGGTTTCCATCCTAATGATCTTAATTTTGAGTCATCAAGAGCATATCTTACATCTTGACCTACTCTAGAATAAGACGCATCAATATAATTATAAGGATCAATATCTCCAAAATATTCTTTAATTATTTTTTTACATGTGGTAATGTTGTCTTGCTCAAAACCACCACATATGTTATAAATTTCATTTTTAACTTCAGCTTCTATAATAGTAATAACAGCTTCAGCTGTATCTTTAGCATGTAACCAATTTCTAATAGGTGTCCCATTGTTATGTAAAGGTATTTTTTTATTTAATTTTAAATACTTACATGATTTCGGAATTAATTTTTCAATATACTGCCCAATACCATAGTTATTAGTTGGTCTAATAATCACATAGGGTAAATTATAAGTCCTACCCCAAGCTAATACTAATTGGTCCGCAGCAGCTTTTGTTGCTGAGTAAGGGTTTGACGGTTTTAGTAGATCTGTTTCTATATGGAAACCGATTTCAATGTCGCCATAAACTTCATCTGTACTAAAATGAAGTAAAATAGGGGTATGTTGACCTTCTTGCCTATGGTTTCTAATTAACTCTAATAAGTTATGAACACCATTTATATTAGAATGGATAAATTCATCACTACTTATAATACTATTACCAACATGGGTCTCAGCAGCTGTATTAATTATATAATCACAATCATATAAAAAATTAATATTATAAATGTCTTTTTGCTCAAATACAAAGTTAGGATATTTATTAAATTCATCTAATAAATCTAAATTAGCAGCGTAGGTACATTTATCTATACCTCTCACATACCATCCTTTTTCAAGACAGGCTTTGGTTACATAGGAACCTATAAAACCTAAACAACCAGTTACATATACTACTTTCATTTAGTAAAAAACTCTTTAATTTTATCACAAACATAATCTACATCCTCAGTATTCATTCCATGGTGGGCACCTAACAAAAAACCATTTTTCATAATAATATCTGAATTAGTAAATTCTTGTAAATATTCTCTATATACAGGATGGCGAGTTACATTACCCGCAAATGTTACTCTTGTTTGAATGTTATTATTTTCTAAAAAGTTAAGTAACTCATAACGATATTCTGTTTGTAAAGGAATTGCTAACCAATTAGGTTTAATAGAATCATCAGGTAATAAAATTTCTTCTATATCCTTAAGATTTTCAATATAACGTTCAACATTTGCTCTTCTAATACCTTCAAATTGTTTAAATCGTTCTAATTGTACTAACCCAAAAGCAGCGTTCATTTCTGATGATTTCATATTATAACCTAACACTCCATATAAAAACTTATGGTCATAAGGAATACCATCTACACTATGATTAAATCTATCAGACATAATTTCTGAATTGTCTCCCATTCGTCCCCAATCCCTAAATTGTAAAGATACATTACATAATTTTTCATCATTAAACATTACCATTCCTCCTGACCCACCAGCTGTAATAACATGTGATGCATAAAAACTAGTAGTAGCAATATCTGTTTCTAGAGTGTGAGTAACTGTGTCTGCTGAGTCTTCAATTAGGATAATATCTTCACGACCCATAGCTACTAAACCTTCCTTAATAACTTTCCAATTGGGTTTGTTACCAATCAAATTAGGTAACATAAGTACCTTAACTTCATTTGTAATAGCAGCTAATACTTCATTAACATTAGCTACATAAGTATTTAAATCAACATCTACAAATACTGGAATTAGTCCTAATTGGATAATAGGAGCTAATGTAGTTGAAAAAGTACATGCTGGTGTGATTACTTTAGTGCCTTTAGGTAATTGTAAACTAGCTAAAGCTAATAAACAAGCTGATGAACCTGAATTAACAAATACACCATATTTTTTGCCAAAGTGTTTAGCTATTTTTTCTTCAAATTCAATTGATTTAGGACCAAATCCTGCTAGCCAACCTGAACGTAAACATTCTTCTACTGCTTTGATTTCTTCTTCTCCATATGACTCAAATTTATTAGGAGCATACCATACTTTTTTCATATTAAATTATTGTGTTTAAAAATTTTTGTGATTGTGTTAACTATATTTTGTTCGTAATTTACATACTCTAAAGCTAAATTCCAATTTTTATCAATTATTTCTTTTCTATTTTTGTAATAACTTTCATTTAATTGATTTGTCTTATACACTAAATCATCTACATTATTAAATGTTATAATACCGTCTATATCAAAATAATCACCTATGTTCGAGCAACCCCAATAAATTGGAATATTTTTTAATAAAAAACAATCTAGTATTTTTTCGGTAAAATAACCTCTATGAGAAGTATTTTCAATTACTACTCCAAATTGTGAATCACCAAATATAAATTCTTTACCTAAACGAGCATCATCAATATTATTTCTATCTCCATAAGTTTCATAAAACTTAGTAGGAATACTAAACTCATTTTTTCTAGCTGTTACTTCATGTCTTAAAGAATGACCATATGTTTTAAGTAGTTTACCTTGTAAGTGAGCTAATTGAAATATTTTATCATGATCTTTTTCATATTGGTCTTGTTGTAACCAAGTATGTCCAAATGGTTGGTAAATAGCTGATTCACAATTATTTAATACTTTATCACTTTGAGTTAATATTATATTGAATAAATCTTTATTTTGAATAACCCAATCATGTAAACCAAAGTATTCATTTGGTTCTTGAAATGAAATAATATTAAGAGGAGATAACTCATCTTGTGATTGTGGAGGTGTCTCAATAAATAAAGAAAAGTCTAAATGAGATAAATGTTTAAGTTTATCTTCAAAGACTTGTTTATCAAAGTGAGCTACTTTTAGTTTCATTTTTTAATTTTAACGTATTTGTACCAAATTCTTTCGTGAAGGAAATATAAAGTCATTTTTGTTAAAACTTCTAATGCTCCAATCTTTAAACCAGTTAAAGGATTTCCAGTAATAATCCAACCTAAAATCATAGTATCAATAGTTCCTATTACTCTCCAAGAAACTGCTTTTAGGATATGTCTTTTTAATACTGACTTTTCTTTAATAGTTTTAATGTAAGCAATATTATTTCTTATTTCACAATGACCTTCACAAGTAATATGCCATTTATAATCCTGAATTTCTTCCATCCAGTCCTTAGTAGTATAAGTAGAACCATCAATAATAATATTTGCTACTAATGTTTCATTACCATTCTCAATCAGTCTCCATCTTTCAGTATCATCTTTAGATATTGTGTTGTATCTTATTTGATATGTTTTTGAGGTGCTCATAATTTACCTTCGGCTTTCATTTGTTCCCTAATCTTAGTAGCTGAAATTTCTCCAATAGCTGTAGGTGGAATATGTTCAATAATATTATAACCAACACCACGACCAAATTCAATAGAGCAAATATCAGGAATAACCATTACTTTAACTCTAGGTTCATTTTGATAAAACTTAGTAATGTTTTCTAATACTTGTTGAGCGGTAAATGGATTTTTTTCATCTGGTTGGATGTCTCGAATACAAATCAAAACATTTTTACCTTCATCCATTGCTCGCTTAAATAGTTCTTGATGTCCTGTATGTAGTGGTTGCCATCTACCTACAAACATTGCATGTTGACCTGGTTTAGCAGGTAATGATGATTCTACGTGTAATTTTTTACTCCAGTTTTCCATATTAATTAAATCCTTGATCTCTTATTAAATTTACTGCTATTGCTCTTTTACCTTCCTTTTCAGGGTCCATATCATTGATTAAGTACCTTGGTCCTCTTTCTATACCCATCACTAATTTATGATAAGGTACAAAATGTTTTCCTAATTCCCAAACTGTATGTTCAAAAAGTACATCAGGCCTTGCTGTTGTTAAAATAATCATATGCCCTTTTTCTGTTTGTTCTTTTAAATATTCTATGGTTGATTGAATAGGTTCAGCTTCTGTTGTTTTGTACGTTTCAAACTTACGATATTTAAAAATAGTACCATCAATATCACAGAATATAGTGTTTTTCTTATCCATTGATAGCTTTTAAGATTTTTTCTAAAGACTGTTCTGGTGTGTCTTCTGTTGTATCAATATCAATGAATTTTGATTTTGGAGCAACATAAGCCTCAGCCTTAAAATTATCTCTTTCTCTAGGTTCAGAAGTATGAACATAAATTTCTTTAATACCTTCACCTAAAGTAGCTTTAAATTCTTCCCTTTGATCAACATATGGTGATACTAAAGAAACAATAACTGTTTTACCTTGATTATGAAGATAATGAGCTATTTTTTGAGCAGCATCAATATTCGCTACCCTGCCTTTAATTGAGTAGTCTTTATTTGTAAATAAGTCTCTCATTTCATCTCCATCAATTCTAAAAGCATCAGGCATATGCTTATGAAGGAGATTAGCTAAAACTGATTTGCCGTGTGCTGGCTGTCCTGTAAACCAATATATCATAACGTGTTGTAAAAATTGTTTTGTTTTTCTTGTTTTTCAATAGTTTTTGGATGAATTAAAGCTAACTCATCAACTGCAGGCAGTACTGTAAAATGTTTATGACCTTCAATTACTTCATGAACTGCATTCCTCCATTTAATCTCCGGACTGTTTCTATAGATCCTGCTTTGATAATCAGGCCAGTTCACTCTTCCGTTCTGTACTCTCCAACCCCACTTCTGTATATGTTCTTCGGTGAGACCACTTACGGTATTAATCCTAGGAACATAATACAGATCAACTTCGGGGTTAGCTTCTAGTATCTGATGAAGAAGGTCGATAAACTCTTCAGGTAAATGCTCATCAGCGTCTATCTGGAATACAAAATCACCGGTGCAGTTTGCTGTTAATAAATTCTTCCAATCTGCAAAATGGCCTTTAAAGCGGTCACTTACCAATCGTCCTTTAATTCCTTTAATTGTTCTAATTGTATCTAAGTAGGTTAATACTTCTTGAGTACCTTTAACTTGATCGAATAAGATTACTATCTCATCCTGTTTATGTTTGTTAGCGGTAAGGAAGTTAACTAGACGTTTAAGCTCCTCTAATTCATCACAGACTGTAATAGCATAACTAATTTTCATATTATTAATATATGAATTAAACTTCAAAGATGCCAATATATTCTAGAGCATCCATAAATTCCTTTTCACTAAAGTTTTTTATAGTGTCCATATCCATTCTGAATTTATAATGTTCACCTGGTTTTTTAGGATTAGGGTATTTATGTTTTTCTTCTTCTTTAACTAGTACTGATTTTACTGCTGACCAATGCCAGTCAAAAGCAGAGGCTCCATTAGCAAAAATCATTCCTTTTTCATGTAAGTTGATAGCTGATGGCATCCATATTTTACCTTTTTCATCTTTATGAAATAAATCTTTATAAAGTTCAGGTAATATTTCTTTTTGTTGAGTTAAAAACTCTCCATCTTCAACCATTAATGAATTTGTTTGGAAACCACAACCGTAACAAAAATAGGTTTTAATGTCTTGGTTTACTTCATCTACGTAACATGCGTCTGAGCCGCAACGGTCACAAATTATTAAATTATCCATTTATCTTTTTTAATTTAGGTATTTCAATTTTATTTAACTTAGGTAATTCTAATTTAACTTCTTTAGGAAACTCAGGAACATATTTAGTAAGTAATTCATCTACTTTTTCTTTCATAGCATCCCAACTAAAATTATTTTTATTTTTGCTAGTTAAACGTTTAGCATTTTCAGTGTAATTTTTATAATTTTCAAAAACATCTTTTAAATAAAAACCAGTTTGACCATGGTCTACAGTAAACCATTTTGATTCAGGTAACAGGAACTGGTTTTTAGTACTTGGATGAACATTAGTTAATTGGCCTCCTAATAAACAGGTTAGTTTAGAGTCTAAGAAATCTATTTGACCTGACCATCCAGAACAAATGATAGGCTTTTTAGTTAAACTAAATTCAAGTAATGGACGACCAAAACCTTCTCCTTTAGTTAAATTAACCATAGCCTTTACTTTTGGATGATTATAAAGCTCATTCATTTCTTCATCTGAGAATTCACCATGTAAAAGGTATATGTTAGGTAAGTTTTTAGAGTTTACTGTTTTCTTAATTTTTTTAATTTTCTTAAGAATTTCTTCTCTATCATAATAAGATGAACTTACTTGAGATGTTTTTAAAATTAAAGCAGGTTTATTCATTTTATTTTTAAATGTTTCTAAAAACGCTTTAACTAATAAACCTACATTTTTCCTATCTTCACCCATATCACCTTCCATCCAATGCCCTACAAACAAATAAGCAAATTTTTCTTTAATACCCATTAATGAAGTATATAATTCGCTTTGAGGTATTTTATCTAATATTTTATAAACATTTGTGTCTGCTCCTTCAAATAATACTTCAACTGGTTTTTCTAATTTAATAGTAGACTCTAAAACATTTGTTTGTTTATTTCTTTTTTCAAATTCACAATCTTCAAATACTTTTTTAGAATGATTTGATGAAACAAAATTTAAATTCATTCTATTTAATCCTTCAATCCAATCTCCTGGGCAGATGTTGCTTTCAATACCTGCTGTACATCCAATATTGAATTTTCCTATTGGTTGAAATTCATTTGGGACAGTAATCTGCATCCAAATATCAGGTTGGGGTTGTTGAGGAGAAGTTAAAGCATGGTTCATTAAAAATGACCATTCAGGATTAGCATTACAAAATCCAAAAGGTGTATTACCCCAACGTTGAGATAATAATTTTACTTCATACTTGTCTGTTTCAATAATGGCCTTAACCAAATCTCTAGAACGAGCACCATACCCTGAAAAGGTATCAAATGGACAACTTATTACAAATAACGGTTTCATTAATATATTAATTCGTGTTTTAAAATTCTATCTTTAACTTCAGTAGCATTAATAAATTCAAATTTTTCTCTTGGTTTCCAAGTAGAAAATAATTCATCAAATGCTTCAATTACTCTTTTACCTTGAGTTTCTCCAGTAAATCCAGCTTCATTTATAGCCCATTCTCTACCTTTTAATCCTCTTTCTTCACGCTCCTCAAGAGATAAATTATAAACATTTATAATTTGTTCAGTAGCGTCTTCAGGACGACAAGTATCATCCCAAATATAAGGAGTTGGAGGTGAACCTACAAGTGTACGTGATGAAGGAAATACTGGAAATGCCCAGTCACCTTGTTTTTTATATGTTCCTCTATGATTTGATGGGATTTCTGGTGATGGTGTAAACCATTCTCCATTTTCATCTTTGAATCCCATTTGGTCTTGCATACCTCCAGTCACATTAGCAATAATAAGATTACCTGCTAAAATAGCTTCTGTTAAACTTAATCCCCAACCCTCATTAGATGTTAATAAGATTTGACAATTAGTACTATTATAAAGCATATTCATTTGTGATGGGTCAAATCTAGCGTCTGTAAAAATTACATTATATTGATCTCCATTTAGTAATAATTCAATAACAGCTTCTAAATCAGTACCATGTTCACTCACTCGTTCTGTATGAAGAACTAAAACACATTTTTTAGCTTGTTCAATAGGCAATTTATCTATAAAATGTCTATAAGCTAACATTGTATCTGGGATTTGTTTGCGTCTAATATTTCGGGAGTTAAATAATAAAGCAAAATCATATTCTTTACCTTTAAATAAATTTTTCTTAAATTCTAATAGTTTAGAATCATTTTTATCTAAAGGTTTAAAAATTTCATGATTCAATCCATGAGGAACATATTTGATAATTTTTTTATCTGCTTTATCTCCTAAAACAAGCTTATTAATATTTACTGTTTGTTTTGAAATACCCATCAATAAATCACAAGCCTCATAATAAGGTAAATTATATAATGGCGCTGGATAATCATCCCAGATGTTTAGGTAAGTGATAGGGATTGATTTGCGAATTTCATTTTCCATGGCAAACAACCAAACAAAGTAACGAGGATCAGTAATTAACATAATAGCATCTGGCTGTTCAATTTTAATTAATTGTCTTAAAATGTCTGGGTTGCCATATTCATTTACTGGGTACATTATTACTGATGAGTCTTTTAATCCAGTAACATCATTAGTTGATTGAGATAAGTCTAAACGTTTACCAACTTCAGGGTGAGTAATAGCTCCTCCTAAATTAACCCAATTAAAATGTTGGGCGGTGTGAATAACTATTTCTTTAGCTACTGTTGCTACACCAGAAGTAACTCTAATGTCATCACAGATAAGCATAATTTTCTTCCTCTTATCAGGAGGTAAGTAAGCAAAACTTGAATTCATGTATTTTTTAGTTTTTAATTTCTAGGTTGTTGTGTGAATGAACTTTTTTACGAAAATCTTCATCTGTAAGATACAAATGAATAGTGCGGTCAGCAAGTTTTTGTAAAGAAAATTTGTACTTAACACATGCAATCTTAAAATCCTCAAATAACTCACTCTGTACTTTTACAGAGGTTAATGTCATATCCTTTTTATTTGTCATAGCTTTTATTTAATTTTTATATATATAAATATATGAAGATTTTTTAAGATATACTAGCAGTACAAAGTTCTTTTTTATTTTTAAAAGGACAATACATGCAATTCCATTTTGATGGGTTTGGTTCAAATACTTTATCTTTATATGAACCATCATGGTTAAATACTTCTTCTATAAATGAATTAATAGTGTTAGTTGCTTTACCCATTTTAATTTTACCGCTAGCAGGAGTGTATTCTTGAATCCTAGATATTGGAAATGGTGATTCTTCCCATATTTTTCTTTTAACAATAAAAAATTCTATTTCAATATTGTCTTCAGGTACTCCAAATTGTTTACTATAAAACTTTTTATAAAGGACTAATTGGAGTTGTTTAGTTTCATCTTTTTTAGTTTTATCATCCCAACCGCTTCTAGATGTTTTAATATCTATAATTTTAAAAGTATTAGTTGGTTCATGATACAAAACAACATCCAAGTAGCCTTTATATAAGATAGTTCTAAATTCAGAATGAGGATTAAGTAATAGAGGTACTTCACAGCCCACTAAAAACCATCCTTGTTTACCAAAATACCCACTTCGTTTTTTCTTTACAAAATTTAAAATAGCTAAACCATCTTCATAAAACTCTCTCATTTCAACAGGATCACTAAAATGAACATTTTTATTAGATTTATAATCTTTTAAATATGTTTCTCTAAAGCGTTCCTCAAAATATTCTTCTAAATTAATTCGGTCCGCTTCAGCACCACTAATATTGTATATAGTTGTTATATAGTGTTGTATAACCTCATGTAGTGCAGTTCCGAATGTCATATGAATAGACTGTTCAGATGTATAATAACCGTCTCTATATTGTAAAGACCATTTACGAGGGCAAGACAAAAACATAGACATTTGACTATAGGAAATTGCTTTTTCAGTAGCATAATTAATTTCCTTTAGAGTATGTTGTTTGATTTGTTTTACAATTGCAGGTATTTTTTTCTTTTTACTCAAAACTTATTTTTTACCTTTAAGCATCTGGATTGTTTTCTCTAGATATAGAGCTAAATCCATTGCTTCTTCTTTAGCATGTTGTAGATAGTCTAATACAGATAAATCTGTTCTATCTAAAGTATTGTTATACTTGTTTTTACCCATTTCAGCTCTTTTAATATGCTCATCAATAACTGAGTCTATAATTGAGTCTGTTTCAATTATGGTTCTTGTTTTTGGATGTTCTCCTCTAAAACCTAAATCACTGTTTTTTGTCATTGGATTTCTTTTAATAACTTTTTAATTTCTTTTTCATCAATTCCTGATTTTTCAAGAATGTATTCTACTCCTTCTTTTTTAAGAATGTATAAATAATCCTCAGCCTCACCTAATGATATAGTGTAAAAATTAGCTACATGTTGTAGTAGTGAGTTGCTAGGCTTCTTTTTTGAAGCTTTGATGTATTTGAGGAAGACATTCTTTTTAGGTAACATAGAACAATAGTATTTATAAGTTTTT